CGATTCCCCTCAAGAGGCAGGATCGGAAGATCCCAAGACTTGATGTTATCCTGTGCCCTGACTCCAATGCCAATTACCTCTGCATAGGCATCAAAATCAAAACTAGCTTCTGAGGTATAGGGATGGCGAACAAAAGCGGGTAAAAAGAAGAGACCCAGATTACATGAGTCAAATGCACTCAAGGTTTCTTCGGCACAGTTATGGGATATTAAACCATTAGCATCAAAGGCATGTGGTCCCTCAACGGTGCAATCAAACACTTCTTCCTCACCAGCAGGTTCAATGGACACCACTTTAGTAGTAGTGCAATCTCTATAGGCTGCACGTTTATGGGGTGAGAGAATTAGGGCAAGTTTAGCTGCTTTGCTATCTTGAAGGAAACCCACCCTCTTCTCAAATGTAGCAATACTGCTTCTGGATATCACCAGTTCGTGATTCGCCTTACACCAAAAAAGGCCGTTTTCACCGGTTCCATTATTAAGGGGCATTTCACGAAACTCTGCATTTCGTCGATTTTCGTATATGGAAGAGTTAATTCCAAAACGAGCAAGGAGTCGCTGGACTAGGTGGAGTATTTGAGTGTCAGACTGATTCAATCTAACTGAGCTTCCTTTATTGGGGTTTACCAAAACTGTGCCATCTGCATCAAAAAGACCTGATAGAAATCCACTAATAAAACTTGAGCTTGCACGCTCAATACTATCTAGAGGTCGTTTAGTGGGAAATTCAAGGTATTGGGAACAAAGATTAAAGAGTTGCATGGATCTTACATATATTCTGTCTCCTTCAGGTTCCAAATTAATCTTTGATCCAAAAGGAAAGGGGCTCTTCATGGATAAGGGATCCAGGGTTTTAATAAACTCAACGGCTTTTTGTGCGGTCGCCTTTCCTTCCCCCCAGAAGCCTAAAATTGCTGACTTGGTGGAAGTGTGGTAATGACCATCTCCCAGCAACGAGCCCACTAAATAGCCCTCTTCAAAAGTTTCAGGCCCTCCCCAGCAAACCTGGGGATTTTGGCTGAGAAGAAGTTCAGCTTTAAGTTGAAGATTCTGTAATTCTACCCATTCTGGCACCCCATCAGCCCCTCTGACCAGAAACTTATGATTGGCTGTAGCCTTAATGGAGTGCCCTCGGCTGGTAGATACTTTATAAACTGGTTTGACACCAGTAGACCAAAAACCAGTGGTGGGAAAATGTTCTCCGTTGAGCGTGGTCATGTGAGGAATACCCACTAAATCTTTAACTTGCTTAGCTCCCCCATCAGTTAGAATCCAAGTGTCACCCGTAAGACATGGATTCAGCCCAACGGTCTCAAACGAATAGTTGACCCATTTGGTCTCTCCGGTTGCTGGATCAGTAAACTCAATCTCAGGAAGGACCGTATACTGATCCGCAGGGGATTCACGAATAATATGATCCCAGTTGAGAATTCCCGGTTCAGCCGAACTCCACGCATGGTACATCAACTTGTCCCACAGGACTCGGGCCTTAATCATTCTTGAAATTCGAGAGTAGGCGTTATCCCTGAACTCAAACCAAAGCTCATACTCCCCATCTTCCTTGACCGCCTTCATAAACTGGTCGTTGATCCGAACCGAGACATTGGAGTGAGAAGTGGACTTGAGACGATCCGCGACCGCAGCCCACTTGTAATCGTTGATGTTGATCCCAACCGAAGCCAACTCATCAAAAAAGGGTTGCTTCTTCATATCAGATTTTTCTTCAATGAAAAGCTCAATATCCGGATGGTTGATTCGCAAAGTCAGGAGATTAGCTCCTCTCCGACCGGACTGCCCAATCATCCCAGTCGTATAAGAGAAGAAGTCCATGAAGCTAGCCGCTCCGGTGGAAGACCGGGCTGCATTGTTTGTTGCGGCTCCACGGGGGCGAAGATTACTGATATCGTGACCCTCCCCGCCACGAAAAGCAAAAATACGAGCCATGTTCTTGGCCGTATCAAAAATGGATTCCAGGTTGTCCTCTGGTGGGGGTAGGGTGAAGCAATTAGAGCTGCTGGCCTTCACATAGGGGTTTCCCAAGGCGAACAGCCCTGAGCCCTGTGGTGAGTATTTCCAACCATCCAGGATACCATAAAACTTGTCCTTCCAATAGGAGAATTCCTTGGTATTGGAGGAACTTTTCATTTCTTCATTTGCTAAAACGATAGAAATCCTATCCCACATTTCAACAGGAGTTTGCTCGCAACAAACCCCAGATTGTGTGTGAAGCGCATATTTATCTACCCAAATATGAGATGCCAAAGTTGCATTTTCTGGTAAAACCTTCATCTTCTCAATATACCAATCATAACACTTGGCATAAGCATTCGCTTCACTCTTAATTGAGTCAGATGCACTACTTACATCAAATCCTTTGCTTGTGATGTAGTCGTCATAGAGTTCCTCATAGGTCAAAACTTTGTCAATCACGCCTTACTCCTAAATTACAAATACTGGATTTCCGCCAGTGATGAAGAAATGCAAAAACATTCCCTACGTCACAGTTCGTCGGTTGTAATGTTTTCAGGATTCCAACTAGGCTCGTTAAGCTCTTCACTCCGAACTTCTCGGGCTCGTTTTGTGATAATAATTTTCTCAACCATCTGAAACTCTTCATCAATGACTTTTTGAGTCAGAAGAGTGGGGTCGGGTGGGAGGAATCCAAGGGCATACAGCCCAACTGTCTTTTTTTCAGTCAAAGGAGATTCTTGGGATAAGGCATCATCAACAATCTTAGCAAATGACTCAGCCGCATCCGCCGTAGGGGCAAAAAATTGGGGGCCAACCAGGGTTCCATCATCCATTTGTAGATAACAGGGGAGCCAAGTTGGAGAAACTTTTACAAGTTTCCTACTAAGGGTAAGGTTGATTGCCTTGAACATAGCCTCCCCATCCTCTGGGAGTGCATCCCTGACCTGAAGTCGGGATAGTTCGGCCAGTAGGGCATAATCCTCATGTGCTTTGTGCGTCTGGTTTTGTGGAAGGAAGTCTGCCTCTTCGGCTAGTATCAAATCCAGTTGTTCCTTCGGATCAAACAAGATATGATAATCTCGTTCCAGAGATAGTTCTTTCTTACTCAAAGTTTGGCTGAATTGATTTCCCTCAAGAAAAAACTTTTGTAGCCTCTGTAGGGCCTCTTTGCGGGAGAGCCAAGAGGTGTTGAACAACCGACTCCGAAATATCAGGTCGTTCATCTTGGGGAGTGCGACGAGATCCCGAAAGTGGAAGAAGTTGTAGTCCTTCAGCATATCCGTGTTGATTCGGATTTTCTCGTTGCATTCTAAGTTCAGGTCTTGTGGCATACCTAGATAATACTCACTCTACCCTCCTTTAAAGGAGGGGTTTCAGCATTTCTTCGAACGTTACGGTAAGTGTTGCGGGTGTTACGTGGTAATGAGCGGCCTTTTCATAGCTAGACTGGGCTGCAAGTCCGAGTTGGGATGCGGTGTTACCCCCGGAAGGGGATACGGTAACACTCTGCGAGAGGAACGGGGCTACTTATCCTCATGATTATTTTCTTCTTTTGACTGGAGTTTACATAGTTGACGGTTGAACGCTGATCGCACTCTTTGCCAGCTTCTGCTACGTAGGAATGTGGCACCGTGCCACAAGTCCATCTTAGCCAAAGCCGTTTGGATGGCGTGATTCGCTCGGGTAAGCGGATTTATAACCTGTTGGCTGTCTCCTCCAATCAGAGTTCCATTTACCTCCCGAACCAGAACGGGCCTTCCAGTTAGTCCCAAGATTAACGAGTAGTCAAACCATTCCTTCATCAGATTCCTCTGCCACACATGTAAGTGCAGCGGATGATGCTGAGGATGGTCTTTGTACTTCGCACCCAACGAGACCAGCTTGGGTGATCGGAACTCCATGGCACCTTCCGCCTGTAGAGCCCTGAGCTTACGTGTTAGGTAAGTCTTAATGTCGTTCAAACCGCTAGGGCAGATTGGGTCTATTGCTACAACCCTTATCTTTCCAACCATTTGAGCTACAAGTTGATTGATATATTGCTTGGTGAGTTTGGCTTTGGGAACAAAGCTCCCCTGCCGGTCTTCAGTGGGATTCTGAATCTGCACAGTCATCCCATTGGGGCTGAAACATATACCCATATCACATAAGCGTGGGTCACGGCAGGAATTAATACTGCGGTGTTCCAAGTTGACCTCATGAATCCTAGTTTCTTTATGGGTGTAGGCTAAGATTACCCTCTTCCCCCATCGAAGAAGCCGCATGGATATGACGCACCGCCAATCTAAACCCACCATCTGCTTAAGTTCCGTTCGAATTTCAGAACTGATGGGAATGGACCCCACCCTGGATTGCTTTTTCAGACGAAGTGGGTGAGTGGATTGACTGCGGCGGTTGACGTAATCCCGACGAATCTTTCTCTCTGAGGGGTCTCCGGTATTAGCTTTGATGAGGACTCCCGAACGGTCTAGATGAACCAAGCAATTCCATACATCCTGATAGGTGTCAAAATAATGGTAGAGGGCTCTCGAAGCCCCCAGGGGCAGCCTGATCACTTCTCTCAACCGCAGAGTCCGTTCAGAGTAGTCCGACTCATCAAAGGGTGCTTGGAAGACGATGCTGCCCCCCTCATCCCGATAGTCTGTCTCCTGGCGAAGTTCCTGAAAGATGCCACCAGAGCCAGTGCTGCGAAGCGCATTACTGCGGCGATCATGCATCCAATCACCCTCGCATTTGATTCCGGTCGAAGCAGATTGGTACCAGAACCACTTCTCCCCCTTGCGGAAGTACCCGGCAGGCTCCGGCAGTGCCGGAAAACTACCTGGGGAGGTCAAAAGGACAGTCCTGGAAATTTTCTTCATCTTAGGTTGATACCGGAAGTCCACTCCCTTCGAAGATTTTCTGAACAAAATTTCCTCCTTCCTTTTTCAAAATCCTTTTAGAGATAAAGAGTACAATAATATTATATATACATTCTCTTCTTCTTTTTACTGGAGTTATATAGGGAATTTTAGGGTCAGTGAAACAAGGAATTGAGTGTTCATGCGGTTCTTCATATTTGAGACTACTCGAAAACACATAAAACTGGAACTTTTCCCGTTTGATTCATTTTTGGTCTTCTCAGGTCATTCCAAGTCCCCAGCTTTTCCACCCCCTGTTAGAGGCTATGATGTCCACCCTACCTGAAGTTAAGAATGAGCTAGAGATGAAGGTTTTGAACCATGTGTTTCATTTCCGCCGACTCACCTGGAAGGATATGCCTCCGGTGAGCGAGTGGGTTGAAAAACATAAAATGGCTGACCGCCTCGCCATCACCGCTCACGCCCTCTATGATATTTCTGGGAAGGATGTGACTCCGGAGGAGGCGTTGAAAGTTCTGACCTCAATTCCTCGGGGTGCTCTGGAGACGGTCTACAAGTTTTACAAAGGTAGTCTTGACCCTCATCGGATGTTCGAGGTGTCTCCCTGGTGGAAAGCCCCGGACGCTGCCACTTACCGTCAAGAGCTAGATGAGGAGGGGGCAGAGACTGACGAAAAAATGGATGAGGTGGAAGAACTCCTAACTCAGAAATTTGGCAGGCAGGCAGTTGAGGAAGAAAAAGCATTAGCTCAAAAAATTGTAGCGGGAACTGGTTATGCAGGAGCCCTGAAGATGGAAGAAGACTTTATGCTCAAAGCCAAACAAAGTCGTGTGGATAAGGAGGAGTGGCAATGAGTCCCTCAACTTCTGGGGTTGATATGATGAATCAAATCAACCTTGGTGAACTGAAATATCAACAATCAAATATTGCCCTTGAGGTTAAAAAAGAGGTTTCTTCCGCAATGGAAGAAATTATCACCATAGGAGCCAGGGTCCGCCCTCTCAAATTAAGTGGTAAAAGAGTGGGGTGGATTAGACCCCTAGCTTCATCCGAGCGTAAAATTTTGGATAGAATGATAGAAGATAATGATGAACGAATTGTATTAATATTAACCCACTGCACCACTTTTTCTGAAGATGAGATAAATAATCTAGATATTTATGAAATTAACTCAATACTTCATAGACTCTATTCTGCCAACGTTGCTGACATCTCCCTATTTCCTTACATTTCAGCCTTTTGCTCTACTCAAACCAGTCAACTTCTATGGGAGTCTAAATATGACCATATGTTTGAGCAGAAGTCTATTCTCCTTCCTGATGGAAAAGAGATGAAGTTATTTGCTCCTTCCAGTCATCTTAACCTGTGGGCTTTACTTACTTCTATTCGAAATCGATCCATTATGAGATTGGAAGAAAGTCTAAATCTCAGTGCAATTGTTCGTGCTCATGTAGGAAAGAACGCAGATAAATATGTAAAAGAACTTATCAGAGAGCTTAATTCTCTTAAGATGGATCAGATTGAGCCATGGACAGAAATTGTAGATTACGTTAAGCTTCAGTCCGATGCCCCCCATTTTGATGATGGGTTTGGGCATTCTCATGAAGATAACACCGTGCAGGGTCTGCTCAGAGAGATGGATGGAATGATACACGGGGATAAACATGAGCAGCTTATGCAACAATTTTATAATAAACAAGTGAGTGAAGCCCAAGAGAAGGAGCGAGAGCTTCAAATTCGCGTACAGAAACGTAGAATTGAACTTGCCACTTTAGAAGATAGCAACACTCTGGTGGTGGTGACGGATGCAGAAGTGAAACGGAGAGAACGGGAAATTCGAGCTAGGTCTCAAGGATTGGTGCAACAATCTATCACTGAACTAGCAAATCAATCAGATGAAATGCCCTCAAGTTCAGAAAGAATCACAAAGTATTTTGAAAGAGAAGGGTAGCTGTCCCTCTGATGTAGACCAGGAGCTTCAATGACTCGGAAATATACTAACCATACCAGTGAGGCTAAAAAGGCCCCGGTTGAAATTCAGTCTCTTCCTCAACCCTCTCTTGAGACAATCATTGCGGATTTGAAAGGATTTGGAATTGAGGAAACTTCAGAACTCATCAGCTTTGGGGCTGGTGGCAAACAAATACAGCTCAGACTCGCTAACATTCCTACAGAGGAAGAAATTGAAACCCTCTTAGCAGTTGAGGAGTATAAGGGTCATGCCTGGGTCTCAAGAATCAAGGCAGAAATTCTCTCTCGTGCGATCAGTTGGGTCAATGGGATAGATTTAAAGGATAGAAAAGATGAGTTTATCCTGGATCCCACAACTCATAAGGAGTCAACTCTTAGGGTGGTGATTCGCAACCTTATCATGGGATGGGGGCAAGAGGTAGTCAATGTTTTGTGGAAAATCCTTATGGTCCACTGCCAGAAGATTGAAGATCGCCTGTTTGAGTCCCTCCCTGACAATCAGGTTATGACCGAGGTAGAAAAAAGATTTATTGGTCAGGCACTGAAAGAAATTGAGGAAGCCCAGCAGACCGTTTACAAGGATGCAATCAAGGAAATTGTAAATCCTAATGAGGACATTTAATGGCATCAAGTCAAAAAGAAACCCTTAAAACTCTTCAAGGTATGCAGACCTTGATGGGTTCACTCACCACTACTGTTGGTTCCCTGACAACAGCATTAGCGGGGATGGGGAAACCTATTGAAGAGGGTAATAAGTCCCTCAAACGGTGGGGCGATAGTTTGCATGATATAATTTTTTCAACAGAGGAGGGAATTAGTAATTACAAAGAAATTTTGACTCTCACAACTAAATTACATCGAATAGATGTTTCAGATGCAAAAGAACGAGAAAAAGTTGTGAGTTATTTAGGAAAATTGAACAAAGAATATGAAAAAGCAAAGAAATTTCATGAAAAAGATGAAGTAGAATTGAAGAAAATTGAAAAAGTTCAAGAGGCTATTGGTAAGGCAATGAAAGCAAATATTAAAAATGCTGATGATTTTACTAAGGCAATTGAAGGAGTAACTGAAAGTGTAGAGGAGGCCAAAGGGGTTATAGAGGATATTTCATTTAGCAAACAGGTGGCTGAAGCAAAGGGGGTAGGTAAGGCTTTCGATGACTCTATTGGTGGGGCAATCAGAGCCTTCAAGGTTTTGGACAACTTTGGGTTCAAGGGGTTGTTTGGAAATCTTGCTAATATGCAGGCTCAGGTCAAGCGGCTTAAAGCTGAAACTATAAGTTCTGGCAAGGAACGAATGAAACAGGATTTATTTGATAAGAAACGTTCGGGGGAGAATACTGCTGTAAAAAAAGGACATGCTGACTTACTTAGCTTTAATGCAGATAAACGAGCAGCAGGATTTGCCAAACTTCAGGGTGTATATAGTGCCAAGGGGATGAGTGAGGGGGACAGATCCGCTGTGGTTCGCCAACTTTCAGGAAAAACTGGTGTAGCAGGGATGTTGGATCGTGCCCTTATGGGTAGGGCTCTAAAATCCACCGCTTCCGGTGGTGGAGGAATGCTCGGAAAAATGGGAATGGGGCTGATGTCAGAAGGGGGTGGTTCAATGTTAGGTGGAGCCATGGGAGCCATTGCTGGTCCAGCCGCCGCCCTTTATGGTATTTTACAACTTTTTCAGCAAGGATTTGATAGAAATAAGGATATATACTCAAAACTTGGCAAAGGTGGAATTGTTCAGGGTGGGGGCAAAATGGGAGCAAATTATAACGAATGGAGTAGGGCTTTAGAACCAGGAGGTTACGGCATGGGTGGCCAGGGGAAGGGGGCAGCTCGATACTATGACCTTGATTTTGAAAAAATGTCAGATATGATGAAAACTGTAGTTGAGTCCGGGCAAGCTGTGCAAACTAAGTATGGCAAGGTCAATGACGGGATGACTTCGGATGACGCCATTGGTGCCTCTAGAGCCTCAAATATATATAGTGGTGTAGTTCGAAATGGCGCGATGTTTGGAAAAAATATTGGGTTAGACACCACTGAATCTACCCAACTAACTATGAAATTACTGCATGAATTTAGCCTTTCCATGGGTGAAGTGGAAGATATGTTTGTCCATATTGGGAAAGCTGTTCAGTCTACTGGGATTAGCGTTGTATCTTATTTAAAACTACTTGATGATGTTACGAGTGAGTTTGATAAATTAAATAAATCTCTAAACTTTACCTGCGGACTAATGCTGCTTTTAGGTAAAAATGCTACTTATACTACAGATGATATCTCAAAAATGGTCAAGGGTCTTGAAGGGGATAAAAAGACGTACGAACAGAGTATTTTTGCTTATATCCAGATGGGTGATAAGGGGCGTCTAGGGTTTGCAGAGAGTAAGCAGGCTAAGTATAGAGCAACAGGGGCTAAGTTACTTGCTGATGGTACAATAAAAAACACCACGGCAGAAGAAATGGAGAAGGCTACGGATGAGGCATTAAGAAATAAGGTAACTCCTGGTCATCCTGAAGAAACCGCAGCAATGGAAATGTTTCTTAAGCAACGAAATCAAGGTAAACTTGCAATAAAGGATCACTCACCAATTGGTTTGGCCACTCAAGAGGCTCTGACCGGTGAAACTCCTGAAAGCAAAATAGCTAAACAACTTTCCCTACTAAAAGTAGCTATGCATGGAAATGCTAAGCTTTCAGATTTTATTCAAGCTTCTGATTCAGCTAGAAACAGAGTTCAATCCTTGTCAAAGACTGGGGAATTCTTAGAAGTTGGAAAGAATCTCAATCTTCATCCAGAAGATCTTACTACACATTTGGGGCAAGCGGGTCATCAAATTTTGGCAGGCATTACAGAGGCTGCACGAATGAATCCTGATACTGAAGAAGGAAAGGCAGCTAGAGCACAGTTTTCAAATATAAATTCAAAGGGATGGAAAGATATTAATAAAAATTTGGATACTGGTAAAGATATTACAGAAATGAAACCAGTTCAAGATACAATTAATAACTTATTTTCTCAGAGATTATCGGATGTTATTTCTGATGCCGATGTGAAAGCTGCTAAAAAAACCGCAGAAGAGAATCAAAGTTATATAACCGGACCATTGGATTACATTAAAAAGGCTTTAAAGGCATTAGTAGAACACATAGTTACCTTGCTTGAAGAATGTGTTAACTTCTTTAATCTTACTTTGTTCAAAACTGATAAACAAACCCTACAGGAACAAAAGGATAGAGCGGACAAATATGCAGCTTTCGGGCCATCCGCAGAACAAGGCCCCATAGATAAAATTAGGGATGCAGCATCCAATGCTAGAACTCCAGAAGAGAAGAAAAATTTAACAGAGGTAGCTGACACAGTTGAAGAGGCACAAACAGTGGCCAAAAGCAGATTCACTGGTACGCAAGAAGGTAATGCTCTTCAGGGGGAAATTCACAATACTCTTGCACAGGACATTCATGCCTTGGCAATAGTACCATCTAATACGACTCTTGAAGATTTAAGACTAAAAATGGGATATGCCAAGGCTACTCAAGCTGACTCTATTAAAAAAGATCAAAAAATATTTTCTGGGGAAACTACTACGTCCTATGATTCAAATGACACTGATGCCCCACCATTTCGAAAAGATATGTTGGACACTATACGCCAGGGTGAGACAAGAGGATTAACGGATGATCAAGCCTATAATAAAAAGAATGTTGTTACAAAGGATAGACCAGCATCACAAGCTTATGGGGCGTATCAAATGATGCCTAATGTTGCTGAAAAGCTGGGTAATCAGTATCAGGTGGGTGGGCACTCATTTGATAAAAATTTATTTTTAGGAGTTGGACACTCCCCCGCAGAATCAATTGCCTACCAAAGGCAACTTGCGAGTGCCTATTTAGATGAAATAGAGGGGCAGTCAAACTACACACATGGGCCGCATAAAACTGCTTATGAGCTTGCTTCCTATGCTGAAGGTGGGACTAAAATGAACGCAGTTTTGGCGTCCGCTAGAGATAAACATCAGGATTGGCTGACTGAAGTAGCCACAGATCCGACTCTTGCTAAACATGGAAATCTCTCAATGGTGCAAAGTGAATTGAACAAAGTGCTTCCTGGCAACACCTATCATATTACTACAACCAATAACAGCGTTGAAATAGCTGCAAACACAAATCAAGGTAACCCACTTCCTGGACATGCAGGAGAAACTGCACCCGCTCCCGCTCACGCTCGACCCTATAGCCCTTGGACAAATCAATGAGCAGCCCCATTAATCCCAACGCTGATCTAGGTCTCGTTACCCTACCCACACTATCGCAGACGCAGCCCGTGCAATCTTCTGTTACTTCTGCTCAGGCCACCACGGCAGTGGGTCAGGCTTTGACTAGTTTAGTTGATTATACCAATTTGCAAAATGCTCCTTGGTGGAAGATTGGTTTTACCGGAAACCCCACTCTGAAACGTCTAAAGTCTCCTGTTACTTTTCAAGTTTGTCTTGATGAGAAACAGCCCACAGTCATGCTTCCAGGCGCTCAGGTTGGTCAGCCCTTAACCGTAAGACTCAATTGCAGTCTTACTCAGGTCTCGCATCAGATGAAACACATTATCAATAAAGCCAATACCAGATCTGGCCTACATCTGACCTTTTGGGGCATGGAACCCGACCTCATCACTGGTTCAGGCTCTACCGGTCTCTTCATGAATCGATATGGCATCACAGAAATTATGTCTTTGGAGAATGACACAGATTTCTTGGAGCAAACTATTGACCAATCAGCTTACGGCCAGTCTTCCCTAGGTGCTTATGGCCAGCCCTACACTGGGCCAGATGCATCTCCGGTAGCTCTAGCAAAACTACGTGGAATGTACCCTCAACATCGATTTAGGGTTGCCGCACAAGACGCATTCATTGAGTTGTTAAGTTTGTTTAAAAATAATGGAATAACCCGATTTGTCTCCTCTGACTTAGATTCTCCTTTTAACAACCGAACCCAATTATCTCCGACCATATGGTCTGCTCAGTTTGGAGCCAATACCTTCCAGAGAAATGCTAGGAATAATGATGTTATGGTAAAGGGGCAGGTTATTATGAATTTCAAAGGGAATGTGTACCAAGGGTATTTCAAGTCCTTTACTTGGACGATGGATGCCAATTCACCCTATCAGTGGAAGTTTGATTTCATTTTCCAGGTTCAACGCACTATCAACTACGTATTTTATACACAAAGCACGGCTGCGGCTCAGGCGGCTTCAAATGCGGCTCAGGCTGCCAACTACGCAGCTAACCCATTCCAAGCAAATGGGTTATAACCAGGAAAAGTAAATGTCAGACGACTCCCTAAATCCTATTTGGAACACCCCCTCCTTTGACTTAACTTCTGTCACCAAAGTTGGGATGCTGCCCGTGCGTGGAGAAACCAGACTTGTACCTGTTCCCATGCTGGCTTCTTCAGTGGCTCCTGCTCCCCAACTTACTGTTTCCGGGGAAGATGATTCTTCACAAGTCCCCACAGCTTATGAAGCCATCTCATTCGCAAAATCTACCTTCACTGATTACATGACTGTGAGCATTCCATCACGTAACTCCTCCAAAACTGACTACTACGAGCCGGATTTCACCTTTCGTTTTTTGATTAATCCACATACCTTAAGTGTTACTCACCAAACTGCCGATAGTCAAAGTATGACTCGGGGTGGGTGGCAATTTGGTATTTGGGGTGAAGATGTAGTGGAACTTCATATGTCAGGAATGACGGCAGGGGGCTATTTCCAGAATGGGCTCACAGATCAATGGGAAGAGTATAGTCTTAGTTATCGTAATGTGATGGAATTGGAGAATATAGTCCTGAATAATGGTTATTGGTTTGAGGGGGAGGAGGTTAACCCCGCATGGAATGCCCCTGACTATATGCGAAAGCGGATTAAAAGTCATGGCGATGTTGTAATCTCAGTGGGAAATTTCATGTGGAGTGGAATGTTTACTAATATGACTCTTGTTCAGTCCGCTGAAAATCCATTTTATAATACATTTGATATTGGCTTCATTGCGTGGAAGGAGCGATTTGTTTCAGGCTCTCCTTGGCTCTCCTCAATTCGAAGCAATATCTACAGGGGTCACTCCAAAGAAGTGCTTCTTGCCACCCCCACTTCTCCTCAGTCCTCGGTAACCCAAACTCAAACCCCAATTGGTTCCACTTCAACCACCCTCACCCCCTCAGATTACACTCCCATTGCCCCCAGTGTTCTGAAGATTGTGGAGTCAGCCTAAATGTTAACCCCCTCTAATCCTCAACCTATTTCAATAAATCCTGTTCCCCCTACCCCCCCGCAGCCTTCCGCGAAGATTCGCAATATCATACAGACCGCACAGGAACGTGAAATTATTAAAACGGCCCCTGATATGGTGGTGTATATTGATTCCTTGCCTTTTCTTAATAACCCCTATCTAAGTCAAGGATATACAAGTCTTGTAGCAGTTAATTTTAACGATTATATTACCGCAATCACCACCTCCTACAATATTAACTCTATGATCCCCTCTGGGACTATCAATCTTTCTGTGCCTAATGGTTCTAAGCAGTTATTTATGGCTCCTGGGGGTAGCATTATAATTGATATTATGAGTGCCATTCGTATTTATGCCAAGGGTTACTTCTTCTCTGCTGCTGGCAATACCATTTTCCGGCGTATATTTAACGGTCTTATTACTTCTGTGGCTCTTAATGAGACTCCCACCAGTTTAGAGATCACCATAGGAATTGCAGGAATCTGTCGTCTCCTAGAGATGACTCAAATTGAATTGAATAAAGCTCTCATAGGTAACTCCGATTCCACATTTACTATCATGAGGACCAATCAATCCGATTTTAACATTTATGCTGCCGTATACGACACCTTTCATAAGGCATTGGACTTCAGTGAGTTTACTCATGAGGCGTACCAGCAAAACTTCTTGGCATCTGATAGGGATAAGGAAGCAATTAATCAAGAATATTGCACCAAATGGACCACCAGACTTCAAGATTTATGTAGAGATGTGCGGTTATTTGGATGGTCATCAAATAATAAGGCAATTTCTTCCCCAATTGCTGAAAGCACAAAGGTGGCCAAACACAATTCTCCTGTTGCGGCTAAAGCTGGGGAAAAACCCCCACCATTATTCACCCAAACAGATATGTGTAAAGAAAATGCCGGGATATCAAGTCTTCTTCGAGAATATGCTTTTGACATGGTTCTTTCTGGGGTTAAATTATTTGGCAATCAATTGGTCACCAGATTGGAGAGAATAAGACACTTGGTTGATATCATGGGATTTGAAAGTTATCAGGATGTTGATGGTTTAATCATTATCAAACCACCCCTATACAACCTGGACTGCACTATTGTAAGTAATTCAAACTCACCCGCTCTTTCCTCTTCAGGGCTATCAGAGGTGAACCTTACTCCACAAACTAACCCATATATCATCAATATGTCGGAAATCTTGTCCGAAAACTACCAGGAAGAGGAATCAGCCATTCGAAAAACCTCTATGCTGATTGCCACCAATTTCTGTGCCCCTGGTGGATTTCAAATAATTCCCCCTACAGAACTTAACAAAATTGTCAGATTTACTGATGTCAATCTAGTTAGGAAGTTTGGGGTTCGCCAAGAACAAGCCAAACCCTGTGGATTTCTCTATAACGACTTACGGGCTGCTTATGGATTTTGTGCTGCTGAGTTGGCTAGGGCCAATATAGGTTTTACAACGTACTCTGCATCTATTCCACTTCGTCCTGAGCTTAGACTTGGGTTTACTGTTTATATGCCTCACAAAGATATGTATGCTTATATCACGGGCATCGCACACAGCTATAATGTGGGAGGACAGGCGACGACTAGTCTCACCTGTAATTTTGTGAGAAAACGTCCTCTCTTCCTTCAACCACAAAACATAACACAGAACATTAATGGACAAGATGTTTCTCAATCAGTTCAAATATATGCCGCCCAACCAAATCTAGTTCACGCTTTTACTTCTTCCTCTGCGACTCAATATGATTCTCAAAGTGGGAATGTCCTTGCTAAGGCTGGAGTTATCTCCTCAGTTCCTCTGGTTGCTACTGAAACTCGCAGCCCAGATCAGGTAGCAGTGAGAGAATATTTGGCTCAAATAATGGGAAGTATATACGAAACTCGTAATGATATGCCTGTTGGTGCTAATATTTCTACATGGAGAATCCAGAATGATGGGGGAGATGGGGCATATGGTCTTGATGGCACTAAAGTTCCCTTTGGGAACGAAACCCCTCCTGATGGAACGGGCACATGGTATAATGGTGGGTTGGATGTGGCAACTGGAACAGTTTTTTCTAAAGCAAAAGTGGCAGATGGGAATTATATTGACCGCACTACCATGGTACAGCCTTACACAAATGAGAAAGGTTACGAAGTGATTTCCCCATTTCCTTGGGGTCGTTACGCCACCTTAACTGATGCACTAATCACTTTCACTACAGATGCATGGCCATCATCAGCCACTGATTCTTCCGCCTCTTCATCTTCACCCGCTAATTTTACAGTGTCAGCATTTTTGACTGCTGGTCTGACCACTCATCTTAATTCATCAAATGCAGCAACAGAGCTTTTAGCCAATAATTCCACTCCCAAAGTTAAGGCTAATTTACCAAATGGAGACACACTGATTACTCAGGATTTCCCGATTCAGAAGTTTGATAAAACTAATGTTCCTTATTTTGAACTTGCCTACTCAGCCAGTGATATGGGGGTGACGGAGACCAGTTTTGCCATTCCGAATTGGTCAAATCCAAATCATTCAGCCTCCGGGGCAGCCTCAGGGACTTTGGGAGCCGCCTCATCAGTTCCCCAATCTTCTGATTCCTCTGGTTTGCAAACATGGTCGAATAACGTGGATGCACTACAAGTTTTCCTTCAAGGGTTCATAGGCCCAACCAATAGCAACAATGTTGGTCCTTACGCGGTTTCCACCCTTACTCAAAATACTGATATTGGAGGGTATGCCCCACCAAATGGTCCTCTCAGTGGAGTATTACTTAGTATGAGTGCAACCTTTGTTAGTTCCCCGTACGGAGCAATTCTTGGTCTCAGACCAACTGGGGCTACACAAAATCCAGCATACACAACTGGTACAAACGCAACATATACTGGGGACACTTTGGGGCAAACCTTAACAAATATTGGAAATATTCTAAGTGGTGGGGGGTAGTAAATGGTTTTAGAGTCTTTTCGTAAAGCACCAGCCAAGCCTACATTAGCTGAGGCCACCCGCTCTGATGAACAATACCAAATATTCCCTGCAATTATAGTGCGGGTTGACTATGAACGCAAAGTTGTAGCAATACGCGACCTCCGGCACAATCAAATCTACCAAGATGTCTCGGCATTTCCTGCAAACTCCTCTTCAGTCGAAGGCACTGACGTTGATATGCCTGAAGAAGGTACTGCTTGTCTCGCTGCAACGGTGGAGTGGAGTAAGGGGTTCTCTCAACATGTTATTATATCTTACTTCCTCTCTTCAACTACGGCTTCTCAGGATGCGGTCGCACAACGTGCCTTACTCACTGCTACCGAACCCCTAGGAGAATGGACGGATAGATCCCGTGGAGTCTATCGCAAAGCCTATCCGGGTCAACACACGATTGCCAAGACAGACGGCTACACAGCAAAGTTCGCCAACGGCTGGGATCAAGCCGCAATGGACCTGAGCCGTGACCAATTGGATCCGTTCCGCCGCACTCGTATATCCAGCACCGGACGGCAAATCACCAGAACGGATGCCTCCCTCGAATACACTGGGTTTGTGCATCGTCCTCAAGCGGTTTCCAAGACATCTCCATCCGGTGTGCTACCTGATATCACCCCACACATCCTTCCAGATGGGTCCAAGGAATGGATTTTGTATCTGAATCCTACCGTAACTGACTGGGCGGCTCGTTATTACGGGCAGAATGACCTCCTTGTCCAGGATATGATTCCATTTGTTGAACATGTGGAGAAAATTCAAGAGTTTGGGTTGGACTATCCGGTTCCCCATGAAATCTATGAAACAGACATGTGGGATAAGATTCTCGGCACCGTACAACCCAATCCGGATTGGTGGAGCCGCACCACCGTGCTTGATGAGTCGGAGTACACCTCTACTCCAGAAAGCATGTATGTGGAAGATCAGGCATGGCCCTTCGCACAACCATGGGATCACCCCAACAACCCCATTGAGAACCCTGGAGTCGGCCCAGCCTTGAATGACGGCCCCACCCCTCGTCGCAGAGGATGGATTATTGAAAAAGCCGAAGGAACGGTCGTCGGATCCAATATGTTTGATGCTACCACCTATGGGAAGGTGCTCAAGCCGATGGTGTTTCCGCTCACCACAGCGGGCCGCTTTGCTGCGGATACGATGTCCGGCTACTCTGCGATCACCAAGATGACTGACCAGTCTGAGGCCCGTCTAGCCGCCTCCGCTTGGTCCCTCCGGTTTCCCTATGAATACAATACGACTCGTTTTGAAGTCACCAAAGAGGGGATGGCCCTGTTTGAGATTGGCTCAACCCTCCCTAAAGAGAATATCGTCTGGGATTCAGGCAAATATGAGCATCCTCATGGTGCGGGTCGCTCTCTTGAAGGTAATTTCACTGGTTCGGTCAAGCTGGTGGTTGGTAAAAACCGGGATGAAGAAGAAAGTTTGGACATTCAAACCACCGGGGGTGCGGTTCTCCGTCTTGGTGCTGATGACGCTTCCGTTCCCAACTTCCGCCGTGTATCTCAGACACAAATTCGGGGGCTGAAGGATATGGTCACAGATCGCTCTCTTCAATATTGGGGCGCTCAGTTTAAAAATCCCCTTACGGGTACAACCACTGGAGTGAAGCTGAATCCTGGAGACGCAGGAAATCTTAGTGCGAAGACTGGAGCAGAGAATGTGAGTCTCAGAGCCGCATTGGATGGTGGTATGGTTCTCCGTCTTGGTGGTAGGAACAAGGGCTCAAAACGCCGTCACTTCTTTAACGGTTATCAAGATGGTCAAGGTAAAACCCCTTACTCCATCACAGATTCAAATCGCCTAGACTCCCGTAGTCCCAATCGCCCCGTGTACCAGCTTGCTTCAACCGCAACCAGAGGCGCAGCCCTAGATACGATCTACCAGTTTCACGATTTGACCAAAGTTGGTCAACCCCTGCTTGGAAATGCCCCACCGATTGGCATCTCTCCCTATGATTCATGGGCCGGGGATGCAACGGGGGGGTTTGTGGACTATCTGGGAAGTTCTGCCGATATCCATGCGGTTCGGGATCTATTCGTTCGAGCCGGAAAGAATGATAATGTGGGCCTCTCTGCCACATTCGATTTAGCTGGGGCTATTCTTGCTGCCATTGGGGCGGATAGCATGGGTCGTTCGCTTATTGCACAGTTGGATGGGGCGATTGAGGCCACGATTGGTTCAAATCAGACAAGCTCTGCTTCAAATTACACCAAGGCGATCCGATTGGAAATTAACGGAGATGTGGACATTGTAATTAAAGGAAATCTCCACCTCAATGTTACGGGGGACATAATTTCTGAAACTAATCATCGACTCGCTCTGACCCACACGGCTGACATTCGAAGAGCAACCGCTATTCTGGATGTTGGCAATTCTATCAACTATCGAGAGTCCGGAACAGGTGGAATTCAGCAATATGAGGGTGGTGCGGATGTGATCAATCAGACAGATGACTCTCTCCCATCGACAAACCCCTCCTCCCCTTCTTTCCTCTCCCCGACTGGTGGTAATTAACCCATGCCTGCCTCTACTTTTCTCCCCATTAACGCTCCGGCTGGTGTAAGCCAGCCTGCAAATGTTCCATGCCTACCCTGGATTGAAAGCCAGTATCATACGGCCATGACTGATGGGAGAATGGTTGAACAGGAAATCGGTCAACTCATCTATGAAGTAAAGAAGATGGAGAAGGAATTGATGCAATGGATTAAATCTGAATTGAATCATATTATCAACGCCATGTTGGCGGCTCTACCACCAACCTCCGCCCCTCCGGCCTGCATTGCCCAAGTCATTGTGTTCATCAAACAGATGGTTACGTTTATCGATAATGTAATCAAGACCGTTCAAGCCATCATTAAGATCATCGCTCTGATCGAAACCATGATTTGTAACATGGTTGCGATGATTCAGTCGATTCTTAACGCCATTGCTTTGCTTTTGAGCCAGATTTGCAATTTTCATCTTCCGAAACTCCCATCTCTCGCATTTTTGCTCGGAAATCTATTTAATTTCCAGGGATTCAATCTTAAGGGGCTGAAACTTGGGCTCCCTTCAATGAATTTACATTTCACATTTCCACAATGCTCGATTCAGTCTCCCAAACCATTTTACTCTCCGGGGATTGCCATATCCCCATACGGAAATACGATTACGAATGCGACTTCACCAATCGCTTCGGCCTCATTCGTTTCCCCAACCCCCGTAACCGCAGGATCAGTGGCCCCCTCGGTTACCCTACCCGTCAACCCAGCCCTAGGCACTCCGGATGCTCCTGGTAGTGGTCCATTCGCTGGCTTTGTTGTCTCTTCGGATCAACAGGCTGACCCTGAATTCCAATCTCTATTCTTAAACCCCCCAACTACCACAACCCCCCTCTACCCATCCTCATTCAACCCCACAACTGACTTCCAAGGCTCCCTGCCAGCCCCAGCATCCATTATAAACAACTATAACCTGCCGTCAGCGGTGTATATTGCAAACATAGCCTCTGCGGCTAACCTGCCGATTGCCCCGACTGTGGATTCAGCCATCTTTAAGACTGATATAGTTTCTGCTATCAACCTCGGACAAGTAAATGCTAACCGAGACTCTAACATTTCTGCCGCATGGATCATCTATCTCTACCTGTGCCGTCAGGGTCGGGCTGGTTCTTGGATTCCAGAATATGAGGCTACTTACCAGCAGTATATTGCCCCCTCCATTGCTTATTTGCAGAACACCCCCACCCCATGGAACGGTCTGGATCCAAATAATATCCTTAGTGGGCCTTCCGACCTCCCTATTCTTGCTGTCCTTAATAGTATGCAAGATCCAGAACTCAGCGTTCTTCTTTGGCAGCTATCCTATGTGGAAGCCTCTCTTCTAGGGTACACGCGCAATACCACATGGGATTCTTCAGCCATTTCTTCATTTTTTGGCTATACGGATGGGGCATTAGACTTTTCGGAAACCACTATTGGCACTCGTAGCCTAGCGATTACGTTAAATTCTGATGGGCTAGCTGCTTATCCCTCAACTATTATGATTGACCCCGCTTGGACTAAGCAAGTTAATGCCGCAATCGCAGTTGGTCAGACCGCTATTCAGAATAATTCACAATTTCAGTCCCAAAATCCAAGCTATCGTTTCATATACGACCAGTTTGCCATTGCAACTGAAGTGGATCGGTACAGTCAATACTGGCGTGAGTGGGCGGCAAGTTTCAACACATTGGTAGCTTCCAGCAATTCAAATTCAGAGAGCCCAGCGGCACTGCCCTACGTGATGAATTATTGGCAGACCATAGATTCGGCTGTCAATCCACTAGGGGACATTGCTCTCTACACTTATCTCTATACGGATGCAATCACACGTTCCTCCGGATGGGTTCCTGGGGTTGATGTGATCAATCTCCCCACAGCAATTGATACAAGTGCCAATGCTCAGGGACTTTGGGTTCCTCCAGACGACCAATCAGCAGGTTGGAATGGAATTTCCCCTAATTTAACGTTTGATGCCCAGACTTTCCTTAGCCGCCCAGACATTCAGTCCCTCCCTGTCACCACTCAACTTACTATGCTGGACCTAAACAGCGCCTGGGCCACTGCGTTGAATAATGGAAACAAATCTATCGCTGTCGCCTCACAAGAGATATCTAATTTGAAGGCCATCGTTGCGAATTCAGCGATTCAGGGTTTCCAGGTTTCCAGTAGTGTTGGGGCCTCCATCAGTCCATCGACCACATCATTACTTCGCTTCGATACCACCCCTTTAGACATCGTTGGGAACGTCACTTCTTCCGGACTATTCACTATTCAAACCGCTGGGAGTTATCTGTTGACCGGAACCTACATTTTTGGAGCATTGACCGTCCCAGCCGTACGCGAGGTTCAAATCTGGATTAACGGAGTCCCTGTCTTCACGCAGGCATCACATAACGTGATTGATCAGGTTACGATTCAATTGAATGAGACGATAATTTTCAATAAAAATGACACAGTGCAGATTTACGCCTCCACAAATGGCCAAAGCCCCGCTACACTTTTACCTAATTTCAACTTCCAGTGCCTAGCCTTCACATTGGACACTTCCTCTTATGGATTTACCGTCTCCGCCGATGGTCAAATCATTCAATCTGGTGGCATCAGCACCATTCCCACCACCTCAGACACCTCTGAGTCCACTGCGGCGGTCTCAGTAGACCAGTTAATATCAAAAATCACTTCTAACCTCAAACTATCTGGGACAGATATGGAACCGGTGTATGGAAAATATACATGGGGTATTCTAGGGAGTGGGGTTAAGCAGCAACCCGCCGCCACTCCATTGGTTTCGTTGACCGCAGTCTACACAAATGCCGATGGAAAGGCCCTTCCGATTACTCCGGAGATAGACCAGCCTGATACCCCTTACTATGATGGGGTGGTCCTGAACAACGCTGCGGCCAATCAGACGGTTTCGACAGCCCTGATGTATGGCCAGGAGTATCAGATCACCACCTCTACGGTCATGCCCATACAGGCCAGTGCTTCTCCTTCCGGGGTGGCAGGTTCCAATACAACTCCGTTGGCCTCCTCTGGGAACCTCCTTCCTGGTCAAATTCTTTATGTTGGCCCTGGTGGTTTACTGACTCATGACTTCAATTACGTTAACACTAATTGCCGATGGATTATTGCGGTAGGTCGTGCAACTGATGTGGATAAATTCATCTACCAGCCAAACATCCCCATGGATACGGGCGGAAATGGGGGGCGTTTGGTTAAATACTTCGAATATATCCAAACAACTCCGGCACTCACTTGGACTTTCCCCAATCCCACAGGTCATTATGTCAATATTTCTGTCATTGACACAAATGGGAATGATGTGGCTCGTGATTTGACGTTTGATGGGGTCGGAACCATCGTGCTAAATTTCCTTCTGCCAACTGCCGGAACTGCTCACGCTTCATAACAAAGGTTTTCTCACTTCTCAACCCTTTGTTGAGGGAGCCGAGTCAGGTGAATAATCCAAATCAATTAAGTGCCCTTCAGGCAAGCGTAAAGCAAATTACCCAAACTGCTCATGGCTTCGCTGTGGGGGACTGGCTTTGGTTTAACGGCACCGCTTACGCTTTGGGGCAGGCAAATAACGCCAGTTCCTCAGTGATTATCGGTATGGTTAGTGCGGTTGCCACGGTTGATGTGTTTGTCTTGACGCTCGAAGGTTATGTGGACTCTTCAGTTGGCCTAACCGGCTTATCCCCCGGAGCCCTCTACTACCTCTCCAACGGTACCCCCGGTGGGATGAGCCCCGTTTCGGGGACAAGTGTTATGCCCCTTTTCGTCGCGGACAGCCCCACTTCTGGGTATGTCAAAATTGGCGGAGGAGGGGGTGGGGGAGGGGGGAATCCTTATCAAACTCCAGCTTTCTCAGGATTTTCTATCGAATCTCAGAGCACTTCTCTGGAAGTTGGGGCCACAAGCTCTGCTAACCCAGTGTTCGCATGGTCCGTTACAAATCTGAGCAATGCGGTGGCCAATACGGTTGCAATTTCAGACACTACCGCCTCTGTCACGTTGGGGACCGGACTCTCACTGACTTCTCCGTTCTCCGCAACATATGCAGGGGTCACTAAGACCTCTGTAAGCTCAGAAAACTTTAGAATAACCGGAATTGATTCAGAAAGTGATACATTTTCCGCTAATTTCACCATTTCTTGGTATGACAGGGTATATTATGGAGAAAGTTCTTCTTCCTTACTAGCTGCTTCTGATATCACGGGACTTCGGGTTAGCGGACTACAATCTGCTTTCCCCGGAATCTACGACTTTATTGCTTCACCAGGAGAGTTTAAGTACCTTTGTTTCCCGGTTTCTATGGGAACCCCAATTGCTTTCAAAGATCAAAGCACTAATTTGAACGTACCATTCAGCATCCCCTACATAATTACAGTAATAAACTCATATGGCATCTCTATAAATTATAATGTTTTTGGGACTTATTACCAAATTGGTGGGGCACTTAACGTGGTGATATCATGAGGAGGCTTGATGCTTATAAGTAAAACAGCCTCAGTGACAATTGTGGGTCGTAATAAGGAATTTTATAAAAAATTGGGGTATGAGATTCCAGAGAGATTCTTAAAATCTGAATGGGCCTATACCACTCCAAGGGGGACTAAGATAGAAGTTAAGGTTTCTGATTTACAGGCTGGTTCAAGGGCTTTAGTCAACGTCAAGTGTGACTTTTGCGGAAAAATAATAGAAAAAAAGTACTATAAATATTTGCAAGGAAAAGACAATGGGGATGCTTGTGAAAAATGTAAGATTAAAAAAGCGGGGCAGGCGCTTCTTAAAAAATATGGAGCAAACAACTCTTTTGCAATTCCTGAAATTCGAGAGAAGGGGGATAGAAAGAAAAGGGTTCCTTTTGAGATTATAGAACAAGAATGTGTATCTAAGGGTTACAATTTGATAGCTTTAAGTTATTCTAAGACCGGGGCAAGGTTAGAGTATATTTGCCAATTCCATCCCCTCATCTCTCAGTCTATTCTTTTGGGTGACTTTAGGAGGGGTCATGGGTGCCGCTGGTGCGGAAGAGAGAGATACAGTGGTGATAGATGTCATACGTGGGCAGGAGGGGTTACTGATATTCAAGCATACCTCAGAAAAAAATTGAAGCCTTTGGTATTAGCTAGGATATGCAGGGCAAATCATATATGTGAACTTACTGGTAAAAAATATAGAATTCTGCAACTTCATCATATTGATGGATTTAATAAGTTGCTTTTAACTACCTTGGGTACACTTAATTTCACTATAAAAACTATAGGAAATTACTCAGAAGAGGAATTAACAGCTATTAAGGATGAGTTTATCCAACAGCATGAACTCTGCGAATCTGTTATTCTTGGAGATAATGTACACAAAAAATTCCACCATATTTATGGATTTAAGCATTTTACTGCAAACGATTATTATGAGTTTGCACTATTAGTTAAAAAAGGAGAGTTAGATGTCTGATTTTCCTGGTGGTGTTCAAGTCACTGGGTATATGAGCCCAAGTAGCCTTACGGATATGTACCCGACTCACGATTCCCAGTTCGGTTTGGGTGGTGGGCATGAAGTAGCGGGTGAGACTGCTCGTAATGCGATTCCCCCTAATCGTAGACGCGAGGGAATGACTTGCTATACGGCCAGTGACCAACAGACATGGCAGTTGCAGGGTGGTATTCTTGATATAAATTGGACCAATATCACTGGGAGTGGATCTTTCGTTGTTAATCAAACGGCCCATGGCTTTCTCGCAGGACAGTGGCTATTTTTTAATGGATCCATATGGGCTCTAGCATCCGCTACTGCTTTCGCCTCTTCCGAAGTTGAGGGGATGGTTACATCAGTTCCCTCGGCAAACCAGTTCATTCTAACAACTCAAGGTCATATTTCAGGTATGAGTGGGTTGGTCCCAGGTAATGTTTACTTTTTATCTGATACCACTCCGGGTCAGATGATGTTGAATCGCCCCGCATTACAAAGCGAAGTATCTAAACCCCTTTTTGTTGCAGATTCAGCTACTTCAGGTCTCATTAAAATTGAGGTGGGGGTCCAGGTAGGGGTGGGGTTTGCGTTGATGCAACCCTTCACCATCGTCTACACCACCGGATCTCTAGGGGTAGGACAGGGAGCCGTCTACACCGTCCCAATGCAGGCTTACCAGTTCCAGATCAGGAATGTCTATTCAAACGTAGCTTGTCGATTCCGAATATACGGGACACAACAATTAGCCACGATGGATTTTTCCCGACCCGCTTCTATAAAAGCCACGGGAAATAACGGTCTTTACCTGGAAATGGTCATGATACCTGGGGTTTTGAGTTGGATCAATTCCCCGATGCCTACTCTGGCTAACCAGGACTCTCCGGTAAACCAAAATATGTATATCTCCATTCAGAATACCGGGACGGTCCCAGCAGTTATAACAATTACAATGCAAACCCTAAAGTTGCAGTGAGGAGTAAGAATGTCAACGTTTCTTGGATTTTTCTCATATCTGATGCCTATTGGCTCCACAGTGGCCGGTGTGCAGTCCATGTTGAAGTCCAATCTCCAAGCGTGTAGCTGGCAGGTTGTGCGCCAATCTGTCATTCCTAACTCCACCTTTGGGACGTTGGCAAACGCAGCCAACGCTTTTGATATGAATAGCACCACGCAAGCGGGTGGGGGTGGCACCGGCAATATTGGTTGTGTGGCCCCCACGGCATTTCTCCCAACTGTGATGTACGTGCAGGTAAACAACGATGGGGGCGGCTCTGCTCCATTCAGCTTCGATCTTGAATACAGTATTAACAGCGGGTCCACTTGGCAAACGTTACAGACCTGGACAAATCAGAACGTCTGGACTAATATGGAGCGTAGAAGATACATTGTTTATGGAGCAACGGCTCAGACTTATTGGAGAATGAACGTCAGTGCCTCAAATGGTGCGAATACCTACATTACTGAATGGACTCTTGAAGACCAGAATGGTAATTGGCTGACAAACTCTACCTTCCTAGATATGATCCCTCCGACGACTGAGTTTATCGGGAATAGTGTGGCCAGAGATGTCCTTCGAATCACTGTTAACTCCTCCTCCATCAACATGCTTTCGGTGTCAGAGCTTTTCACCCCCCTTCCCCAGATGTATATGTTCGATACGCCAGCGGCAGGGGCAGTCACTCTTTCAGTCCATATTGCCAACACGGTCTCCTTTGTCGGAACTGCTGGAAATACGGCTGAACAGAACGCCAGAGGGCTATATGAGGCTATAAAAAATAGTGCTGATTCTGATTTCGCCCTTTGGAATTGGGTTTGGCTTACTTCTCTTCAAGGCACCGCAGGGGGTGGGTACATCCAGGCCGCACAGATAACTCCAGCCACCAATGTGGCAATAACCTCCACAAATATTACATCACATCTGAGGGGGAGCTACTGCAATGCCCCAATGGTTCAGGGTTCTCAATTAGCCCCAGTAAATGGAGTTACAATTGACCTTATTAATGGGTTTGTATTCTATCTGCAAGTTTGTAGTCGCGGAATTGCATTAGCAATTAAAACAAATAGCTCATACGTCACTCCTGTCCACGCTTGTTATGGGGATAATCCCTCTGCTCTTGCACAAATACCCATTTCGGATATTTCAAGCATTCCTTGCACCCCCATTGATTTATTTGTTGGGACAGATGAGCCTACGAATCAGACTGGGGCCTACGGCTATACCTCGCACTGGTGGGGAGTTGCCAATGCCTGGA